GTGTGAGATCCCTAACTCCCGGCACGATATGCAAGAGGCTCTGGATTGGGCTGACGTACTGGTGTGCCACAACGCTAAGTTCGATGCCTTCTGGCTGCTTGAGATGGGCTTCCGTATACCAGATCGTATATACTGTACTATGGTAGCCGAGTATCTATTAGCCCGTGGCCAACGTACCGAATTGTCGCTAAAAGCTACAGCCGAGCGCCGTGATGTAACTCGTAAGAAGTCTGACCTAGTCGATGAGTTATTCAAGGCCGGTACGGGCTTCGAGGCTATGCCCCTAGCCACTGTACACGAGTATGCCGAGGCGGATGTTATCGCCTGTGCGGAGATATACTCCCAGCAACAGTCTGAGCTTGCCACCGAAGAACTATCCTCGCTGGTTAAGGTTATGGATCTTACGATGGATATGTTGGAGTTCCTTCTGGAGATCGAAGGCAATGGCATCAAGATAGATCTCGATACTCTGGATGAGGTTGGCCTACTATATCAGACAGAGAAGGATCAATTAGAGAAGCGTCTGGATGAGATAGTCGTAGAGGTGATGGGTGACAGCCCAATCAACCTCAACTCAGGGATAGATATGTCTCGGGTGGTTTATAGCCGTCAGGTTAAAAGCCGAGATGAACATCGTCAGGCTTGGAATATTGGCGTGGATCACAGAGGTAAGCCACTGTACCCGCCTCGCCTCAATGCGTCACAGTTTAGTCGCCGGGTCCGTGAGACCACCCAGAAGATATATCGTACCGTGGCCCACCACTGCATCGAGTGTGATGGCAAGGGTAAGATCCAGAAGATCAAGAAGGACGGTCAGCCGTACAAGCAACTAACTAAGTGTCCTGTATGTGACGGAGATGGCGCTCTGTATGTGCCTACTAGCCGTGTGGCAGGTCTGAAGCTAAACCCTACGTCCGCAGCGGACGCCTCTATTAACGGGTTCAAGACCGACAAGGTCACAGTGAAGAAGCTGATCCAACAGGCCAAGTTCAAAGACAACCTGATTGCTGTCGAGTTTCTCGAGAAGACAAGCCGACTGAATGCCATAAGCACATACCTCGACAGCTTCGTTAAGGGCATCAGGCTATGGACTAGACCCTCTGGCCTACTGCACTCGAGCTTTAACCAGACAGTGACTGCTACAGGCCGTCTGTCGTCCACCAACCCAAATTTCCAGAACCTGCCCAAGGGAAATAAGTTCGAGGTTCGTAAGGCGATTGTAAGTCGGTTTCCCGGCGGTAGCGTCGGGGAATGGGATTTCAGCGGATTAGAATTTCGTGTTGCTGGGGAGTTGTCTCGAGACCCTCAGATCATCGAGGATATTCTGAATGGTAAGGATGTACACAGCCAGACTGCGGCTATCATACACCAGATAGAACCCGAAAAAGTTACTAAAGATCAAAGGTCTGCGGCAAAATCTGTGACGTTTAGCCCCCTCTACGGCGGGATGGGTGCTGGTGAGCCGGATCATGTGCAGACGTATTTCAAGGAGTATTTCAATGTCTACAAAGGACTCAAAAAATGGCACACAGAACTTGGGGATCAGGTACTCAGACGAGGCTTTGTACAAACGCCGTCTGGCCGCCAGTTTGCATTCCCCGGAGCTAAACGGACTCGGTCAGGAAGAGTCACTAACCATACGCAGTTGGTTAACTTTCCGGTTCAGAGCTTTGCGACGGCGGATCAAGTACCACTGGCATGTGTTCGTGCGCTTCGTAAGTTCAGAAAGCTAAAGCTCAAGTCTAAGCTGGTCTTAACAGTCCATGACAGCATCGTTGTGGACATACACCCAGACGAACTGGATGCAGTCAATCAAGCACTTAAGTGGGCCATGACAGGCGTCACTGACGAGATGAAAGACCGCTTCAATTATGAAGCAGTTCTGCCTCTCGATATTGAAGGTTCTGTCGGCACAAATTGGATGGATCAACACGAACTAAGTGTTGACTGACGCACCTAACTATTCTACGTTACAGGTCTAAACTAAGAGGAGATCACAATGGGTGATTTAGCAGTATCAAACGCCGCAGAGATGGCAAAACTTAACGCAATTCTGGGCCTAAATGATGCCCCAATCGGCGGCGGTGATCGTGCGCCGTCCAACCGTCTACCTGAGTTGAAAATCAACTATCAGCGCAAGGACAAAGAAGGCCGCTCGATTAAAGACAAGATCGGTATGTTCTACGTCAAAGGTTTGGAGAAAGAGGTCTACGCCGAAGAGGTGAAGATCCGAGTTCTGTCCCAAGTCTTTCAGTGGATCGACTTCGACGAAGAGGAGATGAAGCCTCGTAACCGTACCATTATGATCCCACGGTTCTCTATGGAGCCTATCGATGAACTGGGTACCATTCGGTGTGGTAAGCCTACCTCAAAGCAGATGGCAGACTGGGGTAAGGAAGAGAAGGCCAAGTTCTCTACCATCAATCTGTTCCGCCAGCTTCGTGGTTTAGTATCCTACAAGGGTGTCACCGCAGAGGGTGAAGAGGTGGTCATTGAGAACCAGCCTATGATCCTGATGAACAAGCGTGGCAACTATATGACATTCGAGGATCAGGTAATCAAGAAGATCTCTGGCCGTGACTTTAAAGACTTCTGGGTGACGGTGAAATCAATTGAACAAGAGATGGGATCTGTGGTATACTATACCTTCGACTATGAGCCAGACCTACTAAATCCTGTGCCTCTGGACGACGATACCTACCAGACCATGCTTCGCTTCGCTGAAATGATTTCGTCAGACAACGACAAGATCAAGCAGAAGTACAATGCTTCTCTGGGTGGTATAGACTCAATTGATCTGGAAGCCATGAATGCCTTGGACGCTGATCTCGAAGACGATCACGTTTAATGGAACACCCTCACGAGGTTAAGTTCCAGCAATTTACCGAGCGCCTATCGAATAATGACAACGAAGATCTTCGCCAAAATAAGGCGGAGATCCTCAAGATCATCGATGACGCTGGTGAGATGTGGAAAGAGGCTATGGCAAAGCAGCTATTGCGTGAGCCAGAGCCATCATTTCGCATTCGGGGTTCTAACACTGGCCGTCCTCTCTGTCAGTTACAGATGGAGAAGATGGGCAAGCCTAAGACACGGATGCCTTACAACCACATAATACGAATGATGCACGGTGATGCTATTGAATGTATCATCGAAGTGTTACTTCGTGCCGCCAAGTTCAACATCACAGGCGGTAAGGACAAGGTCACGTTAGAGATCGAAGGCACGTCCATTAAGGGCGAGTCAGATATCGATATTGACGATAAGGTCTGGGACACAAAGTCAGCCAGCCCGTGGGCCTTCTCTCATAAGTGGAGCAACGGCTTTGAGGGTTTAGATAATAGTGACGACTTTGGTTATGTGAACCAGTTGTACGTCTACTCTATAGCCCAGAAGAAGCAGCCCGGTGGATGGATCGTGGTGGATAAATCATCCGGCCATGTGAAGTTCGTTGAGTGTCCTGAGAATGAGGAAAGGCAAGAACAAGTCGTAGACTCAATCAAAGACAAGATTGAGAACATCGATGGTGAGTTCAAGCGTTGCTTCGAGCCAGAGGACGAGACGTTCCGTAAGCAACCTACTGGATCAAAGCGTCTGCCTTCTCAGTGTGGGTTCTGTTCGTATCTAGGGTCATGCTGGCCACACGCCAAGCATCTTCCACAGACCCTATCTCAGGCCAAAAACCCCAGACACTACTGGTACACTGAGTACGAAGGTGAAGTTCTCGATGGCAATCAAGACTAGCTCTGCAAAGGCCAAAGGGAGAAAGCACCAGCAATGGGTTCGGGATAAGATCTACGAGACCTTTCCCAAGCTCGAGCCACTGGATGTTATCTCCACATCGATGGGCGCTGGCGGTGAAGACATAGTCCTTAGTCCCGCTGCCAGACGCCTCCTACCGCTCTCTATCGAGTGCAAGTCCTTCAAGAGTTTCGCTGTCTACAAGGTGATGGAACAGGCCGAGGCAAACGCACCCAAAGGGGCAGAACCCGTAGCAATTATCAAAGGCGATAGGAAGAAGCCCCTAGCCGTAATTGATGCAGAATATTTCTTTAAGATGATGAAGGGCCAACATGGATAATTTCCCAGATTTAGAGGAAAACACCTTACTCCTACGTCTCAAAATATTGGACGATGATGAGATAGAGGTAGCCTACGGGCACAGCCTCTCTGAAGACTTTGATGAAGCCAAGGCACTGTACTTCATCGACCTACTAAATGGCCTGAACCTGTCTCTCAACACTTCAATGGAACACTTTGCTTTCATTGGAAGGATGCTTCGAGATCTCCAAGAGAGTGAAGAAGAGGAAGAGTGGGTATTCGAGCCAGACGAAGAACTGCTTGAGGCACGGGCAGACAAAAAGATCATCCCATTCAACAAGAACAAACTAAACTGAGGCAACGACATGCAAGCCAATGGGCATACACTAGACTTATCAGGACTTACTCTGACCGGGGGAACTCAGTCAGATATGGTCAATCATCCACCCCACTATAACCAGAGTGGCATCGAGTGCATCGAAGCCATCTACCACGCCCTTGGTAATGAAGGGTTCAAAGCCTACTGCCACGGCAACGCCCAGAAGTACCTCTGGCGTCATGCCTACAAAGGTAATGCCGTCGAGGATCTGAAGAAGGCCAAGTGGTACATCAATCAAATTATTGAGGCCATCGAGGAGTGCCCCGATGAAGTTTGAAGATTATCAGACACAGGCCTCTAAGACCGCAATCTATAATGATGCAGATGTAATCGTGTATCCAGCCCTCGGCCTGTTCTCTGAAGCCGGTGAGGTAGCTGGTAAGGTCAAGAAGGTCTTGCGTGACAACAACGGACACTTCGATCCCACACAGCGTGAGGCCATCTCCCATGAGGTAGGTGACGTTCTTTGGTACATCGCCGCTCTTTGCACCGACTTGGGTATCGGTATGGAAACAATTGCCCAGAAAAATCTAGACAAATTGAACAGCCGAATGGCACGGGGCGTCCTCGGCGGATCTGGTGACAATCGATAAGGAAATACTAAATGAATAACTATCTACCAACTGATTACCAAGCATTCATCCACACAAGTCGCTATGCCCGTTGGCTAGACGAAACAGGTTGCAGAGAGACTTGGGGCGAAACCGGAGACCGCTATGTTTCTAATATTATAGCTCCTGTGATTAAGGACACCGCAGTACAGAAGGAGATCTATGAGGCCATCACAGGCCTTGAGGTTATGCCTTCTATGCGATCCATGATGACTGCAGGTGTTGCAGCCGCCCGTGACAATACATGTATGTACAACTGTTCATACCTAGTCATTGATGACCCCAAAGCCTTCGATGAAGCAATGTTCATCCTGTTGTGTGGTACGGGCGTAGGGTTCTCTTGTGAGCGCCAGTACATCAAGAGCCTTCCAGAGGTTCCTGAGACCCTTTATGACAGCGATACAACCATTGTAGTTAAAGACAGCAAGGAAGGCTGGGCCAAAGCATATCGCCTTCTGATTAGCATGCTCTTTGCCGGTGAAATCCCTAAATGGGATGTAAGCAAGGTTCGCCCAGCCGGTGCTAGACTTAAAACCTTTGGTGGTCGTGCATCTGGCCCAGCGCCTTTGGTTGATCTGTTTAATTTCACGATTGATACCTTCAAAAAGGCGGCAGGCAGTAAGCTGTCTTCCTATGAATGTCACAGCATCATGTGCAAGATCGGTGAAGTGGTCGTGGTAGGTGGAGTGAGGCGTTCAGCGATGATCTCTCTATCCAACCTGTCAGATGATCGTATGCGCCACGCTAAGTCCGGTAAATGGTGGGAAACAGCCCCGCACATGGGCCTAGCCAATAACTCCGTGGCCTACACCGAAAAGCCAGACGCAATGAGCTTCCTGCGTGAATGGACTGCATTGGCAGAAAGCGGTTCTGGTGAGCGTGGTATCTTCAATCGTGAAGCCGCTGTTAAGCAAGCCAATAAGAACGGACGCCGTGACCCTAACTACGAATGGGGAACTAACCCGTGCAGCGAAATCATCCTGCGGGGACCAAAGACCGATAAGAGCGGCAATCCAATTGCAGGTACAGGCGGTCAGTTTTGTAATCTAAGTGAGGTAGTAATTCGTGCTACAGATTCTAAAAAAGATCTTATTCGGAAAGTCCGTATCGCAACCATATTGGGAACGGTACAATCTACCTACACCAAGTTCCCTTATTTGCGAAAGGTGTGGGCGAAAAACACGGCAGAAGAACGGCTGTTGGGCGTGTCGCTAACCGGCATCATGGACAACACCCTAACCAATGGCAAAGAAGGTGACCTAGCTGTTCTGCTAGAAGACCTGAAACAGGTGGCTGTGGATACCAATAAAGAATGGGCTGATAAGCTGGGCATCGAAGTGTCGGCTGCTATAACTTGCGTGAAACCATCGGGTACAGTTTCACAGCTTACAGATAGCGCCTCTGGAATACACGCACGACATAGCCCTTACTACATTCGTACTGTTCGTGGTGACAACAAAGACCCGCTTACGCAGTTCATGAAGGACCAAGGTGTCCCTAATGAACCTGAAGCCTTTAAGCCAGATCAGACCACCGTCTTCAGCTTCCCAATGAAGGCACCTGACAATGCGGTAGTTACCGCAGACATGTCAGCCATAGATCAGCTTAACATGTGGCTGATGTATCAGCGTCACTGGTGCGAACACAAACCTAGCGTGACTGTAAACGTAGAAAGTTCTGAATGGTTAGACGTAGGCGCATTTGTATACGAGCATTTCGATGAAATGTCTGGTGTATCGTTCCTGCCGTTTGATGATCACACCTACCAGCAAGCACCCTACCAGCACTGCGGTAAGTCTGAGTACGAACAGATGCTTTCGTTTATGCCAAAGGCAATCGATTGGACGAAGCTTTCTTCTTATGAAGCGGAGGACAATACCTCTGGAAGTCAGACACTCGCATGCTCTGGCGATAGCTGTGAAATCGTGGATCTCACTGCGTAGTGGTTAATATGTACACAATCTTAACCAGAGACCAATGCAACTTCTGTGATCGGGCCAAAGCAGTACTCCGGTCACAGGGGCAACCGTA